AAGTAATTTTAATGACGCAGAGTTGTATGAAAATATAAACCGAATAGTTAAACTTATAGATTACAAACCTGTAGGTAAACAATCAAGTGTATTACCAATAGATATAAAAGGTACATCTGATTTATCTGCAGGTTACTATACAGTACCTAAGTTTACTTTTGCAAGTACTAGTGGTAAGACATTCACGTTTACAGAAGATCTTACATTTGAAAAATTAACTAGTGAGACAGAAACTATAACTGCTACTGGTAATCAATTAGTATATGAAGGTACAATTGAAGAATATCCTACAATTAACCCTATAGGGGAAAAGTTTGAAACAATAAACTTACTACCAGGTGGAGATACTATTATAGATCATTTTAATATTTTTGTTTATGTAAAAGAAGTTAACGAGCAAAATAAATGGTATACCTGGAAACGAGTGCCAAGTATATTCTTAGCTGAATCAAATGAAAGAGTTTTTGAAGTAAGATATAATGAGAATAAAAACTATGAAATTAAATTTGGTAATGGTGTAAATGGCAAAAAATTAAATGAACTAGATGAAGTTGGAATTTATTATGTTAAATCTTCTGGAGTAAATGGTAAAGTTACTAAAAATACATTTGTTGATACTTCAGTTAATGTTTACAATACAACTAGATTCGACCAAATATGGTCAGACGTAAAAGACACTTCTTTAAATTATTTGACTATCAGTAATGCAGTTAACGTAACAATGAGTAACTCTGAAGACAGTACAGATTTTGGAGAAGAAGAACAAGTAACAGAAATAAAACAAAACGCCCCTAGATTTTTTAGTTCAGAGTACAAACTAACTACTAAAGGAGATTACAAAAACTTTATCCAAAGAAATTATAAGAATTTAATATATGATGTTACTGTACAAAACAATAGTGATTATACAAATGATTATTTAAAATACGTTAATGATGAATTAGGTCTTACAGATTATAGTTTAGATACAAACGCTTTGTTCAATCAATATTATTTTGCAGATAGCGCAGATGCTAATAACATATACTTAACTATTGTTCCTAATCTACGTAAAAATAAAACTGTAGTAACTCGCTCTAATTATCTATCTAATGCTTTGAAAGAAAAGATAAGAAGTGAAATTGAAGATTATAAACTACTAAACAGCGAAATTGCATTTATAGACCCTGTATATTTAAATTTAGATTTATCGTTGAAGTTCTCAGGAGAAAAAGATAAAACAGCTTACAAAGACTATACAGAATTACATATAACAAGAAATGCTCGTACTTTAGTTAATGAAGAAGATTTGAAAACAAAAGTTTTTAATATAATAACAAAATATATTAACACTATTAAATTAGGGGGACTGGTAGATGTAAGATATTTAAATAACGAAATAGAAAAAATACCTGGTATAGATAATATAGAAACTATAAGAACTGATTCTAATCGATCAATACCTGGTTTATCTTTTTGTCTTTTCAATCCAATATACAACGGAAGAGATATAATATCTATTGACACGAGATGTCAACTAAAACCATATCAAATACCTTATATTGAGAACCCAACACTTTTTAAAAATAAAATTAAAGTTAAATCCACAGTTACTAACAAACGCGTTGTTGAATATTAATGGCTGATAATACCACAGAAAGAGGACCACAGTCTGTTACAGTACCGTATAATGTTACTGTTGACACGTCAGGTACTATTCCAATCGCGGTTGATAATATCCATTCGTTATCAGCTTCTCAAGCAGGTTTTACCCGTATATCTAAATTTACATTTTCTTCTAATATAAGTGGGATGCAGGAATTTGATCCTAAAGTATCAAACAATACATTAGCATGGGATTTTGGAGATGGTTATTCTTTAAGTGCTGGTGAACATACTACTGCAGAACATAGATATCAGGTTCCTGGAGTCTACACCGTAAGTCATTATCACTATGATAAAGACGGTCAAGCTGTAATTAACACAATAACTAAATCAATTTCAGTTTTCAATTATGTACAAACAGATGTACGAATAGATACAACATATACTAAAGAAACTACTGGAGCTGCTGTATCTTCATATCAAGGATCAAAAAAAGTAGCAGCAGGGTCTAAAGATACTACATTTATTGCTGGAGTGTCTACATCTTGGCAAGATATAGAACCTGATGGAAAGTATACTCTCTATCTCACAGCTAGTGGTAGTAAAGCAAAACCATATGACACTAAAAATAAGTATGCGCATTTAATACCATACAATGCTTTTTATAATGCTAAGGATGGAGATTTGATTGACAGTATTAATGGATTAAAGTTTGAATTAAATGATCAATATTATGTAGTCGATCCAGGTGATAATAAAGTAAAACCAATTTACATAGACTCAGTAGAGTATTTTCAAGATATAGGTATTAAGCCATATCTATTAGGGGCTACAGTTGATGATACACAGTCGTTCAATAGAGTATCAACAGATGCAACCGGAGTCACAGCTCTAAGTGGTACAAAACGCCCATCAAGAAAACCTGTACAGTTTATATATTATGATGATATACCAAATGTAGATCCTGGAGTTAATTTACTATTTAAAATTGATACCAGTAAACACAAAGTAAAGAATTTTTATGTTGATGAATTAGAAGGAGACATTAATACAAGCGGGTTAAACTACCTTGAAACATCTCCTCCTGGTAAGTATACTCAACATTCTCCTACAACAGCTGCGGCTGTTGCTGCTGCTACAATAGTTGGTTATCCAATAGTTATTACTAAACCTGCTGTCGCTCAAATATCCTTTACCTCTACTGGTATGAAAGAAATGTCTGGTATCAATTACAAGAGACAAGGAGATAAATTTCAACTGTTTGTAAGTTTAGCAGACAAAAGTATGAACATATTAAAGTTATTTCCTAACTTCAAATGGTCATCAACTCTTGCATCAGACTATTCTTTCCACGCAACATGGGCTAGTGGAGGAGATTTGCATACAACTAATATATCTAGTGTAAGTACAAATAAATTTCCATATAATACATCAACTAGTAAAACTGAATTAAGTAGCTTTTTGTATGTAAATATTGACCCGCTTAGCGCTGGTACTTGGACGCTGAACGTAACAGGTCTCGTACCTACTCTATCAACTCAAAGCGCCCTATCTGGTTTTGGTACAGGTAATGTAGGATACGGTAATACAGGTAATACTGGTGATATTGGTATTGGAGTTGATAATGCTAACCATATTACTAGTTCGTATACATTTACAATATGCCCTTCAACAAATGATAATGAACTATACAAAATAAACGAACATATAGATTATTCTCAAACAATAAAGAGCTATAGGTTCCAGTCTTTCTTACACGAATATGATAATTTATTTGATGGTATATTTACTTCGTTTGTCGGTGAAGCGAGTTCAAGTCCTACTGTTTTCGGTAAAACAGTATTTGAGAAAATAGCAAATTTTGTTGCAAATAATAACGATGTAGATTATTGTAACTTAGATAATTTACAATCTTTTTATGACTTCTTTAATGAAGATATTGATATTGTACTACCTACCCCTCCTCCAGAATTAAAAAGACTATACGATTTGTTTAGTATAAAAATTACTAAACTCTTAGGAGATTATGAACAGGATCAATTGAGATTAAATTCTAACTTTTACACTAACTCTGCAGATGGAAGAAATGTAGATTTTGATAATCCAATATCTGTATCAACTTATACAGTTACAGCTTATACAAATTTTGTAGCAAGACAAAGATTTAACAATGAGTTTGTTTTAATTACACCTCAAAAAATAGCCACAAAACATGTTGATGGTAGTTCATCAGGAGAGTCTACAACATACCCGTTAAGTACGTATAATGTATATAGCAATTGGGGTTGGTTATTAGACACATCTGTATCAGGAACGAATTTAGATAAATTTTATGATTTTTATCCGTTTACAACATACGACTCAACATCATCTACTAAAAACATAAAAAACAGTATAATAGATTTTGATAATGAGTATACAAGTATTACTCGTAGTAGCTCCTCTTTAAGTGCTAACTGGGATAATACAGGTGGTATTGTATATAAAAATGTAGATTATCAAATAAGGAAAGGTCTTAATATATGACAATAGATTTAAACACAACTAACCCATTAACTTTTATTGAATGGAAGAGTTATTATGAAGATATTTCTGATGCTTCTGAATTATCTATTAAGTATAACAATTATTTAATTGAATGGAAAGATCAAAAACAAGCAAACACTAACGCTGATAACGATTACACAAGAAGTATATACGTACAGTTTTTAAAAAATTTAAACTTATCTACATTAGATAAAAACGTAGCAAGGTTTATAGACAGAATAGATATAGATGATATATATGAATTAGAATTATCAGTTCATTACTTCGTAGAAATAATCCAAAACCAATTAATCAATGTAAGAGAGTTAAGAGAGGAAGTTAAATTTTCTACTGCGAAAAATAAACTAAAAACCTCTAAGTTAGGTATTCAAAAATATATTAAAAATTTTATATCAAGATTGCTTAATAATAATGAGTTTTTAAAAGAAGGTACTGATACAAATATTAATGATATTAATTTACAAAAAATAGCTAACAAAGTAAAAGTAAATTTAAAAAATTATGTATCAGATGAATTTGTACATGATATACATTCAGTAGACCCGAGATTAGTTTTAGATATAGCAGCTAAAGTTCGCAGCGAGGTACCAAATGTATTACAGGCTTTATCTATTAACAAAAATGGTAAAAAACTAAAACTACAAACTAATAATATATCAACTCCTGAGAGCATTTTATCTGTTAATGATAACTTTACAAATTTTGAAAGATTACCAAGTAGATATTTTAGAGGAGAAGAAAAGACTTTAGCTAATTTAAAATTTACATTTGAAAAAGAATTAATAAAAAAATACCTTGCTAATGATTTATTTTATTTAAATGGTAATACAGAAGGAGCAGCATTGTTTAAATTGTTTGATAATGTAAATCCTACAAATAATTTAACTCAACGATATAGCCCTAACTTATATGACCGAGCTATAAACATAAAACATACAGATATTTTTCCGTATCAACTATCATACAAGAATACAGGTACTACTAATTTTTACTCTAATGGTTTAACTTTTAATGTAAGTCTTTCTGCATTTACAGGAAGAAATTATATAATACCAAACCCACGTAAATACGAACCAGGTATAAAAGCTGTAGGTTATATTAAAAATAGTAAAACAGGACAAGTATTACGTAATATAAAAATAAAACAAAATACCCCATTAGTATTCAAAGCAAAAAATAATGCATACAAAAATGAAAACCAATCCTCTTCTATAGAGTTTTATAATAATAAATTGTTACGTAATTATGGTTACCAAAGTCAAGAAAATAGTTTAGATTATTCTGCTACTGGTATTAATAGAAGAGAAGATAGTATAAGTTTTTGGGAAGATGAAATTGGTCATATTGACTGGAAAAATACTGATACCTATCCTATTAGTGTATTAAATGTTTATCCTGAATCTTCCAGACTTACAGATTTATTAATAACAAATAAAACTGGTATAAAACTACGCAGTGATATATTTGGTAATGAATTTTATTTTATTAAACCAGTTTACCCTAAACGATATGCAGGTACATCTTATATAGAAGCTGAAGCTGCAACTACCGAAGCTTGTGTTACAGCAGCAGAATATTATGACGGTTTATATTTTACCCCGCTTTTAGA